ACGAAGCCGCTGCCCGTGTTATGGCAGACATGAACTATGAACTCACCGAGAATATGGTTGAGTACCGCCCAGAACACGAACGGATGCTGTACAGCCTTGGTTTAGCAGGCTCTGCGTTCAAGAAGGTCTATTACGATCCTAATCTAGGACGTCAGGTTGCTATCTATATCTCCGCAGAGGATGTGATTGTCCCCTACGGTGCCTCGAATATTGAAGCTGCAGAGCGTGTAACGCACGTAATGCGTAAGACAAAGAACGAATTGAAGAAGCTGCAAGCTGCAGGGTTTTATAAAGACGTAGACCTTGGCGACCCAGAACCTTACCACACAGATATTGAAGAGAAAAAAGCAGAAGACGGTGGATACTCGCTTACCGATGATGACCGTTATGCTGTATATGAAATACACGCAGACCTTCTTATTGAGGGTATTGATGATGATGACGGAATTGCTCGACCTTACGTTGTCACCATTGAGCGTGGAAGTGGCGAAGTGCTGGCGATCCGTAGAAACTACGAGGAGGGTGACCCACTCACCCTTAAACGTCAGCACTTCGTCCACTATAATTATGTACCGGGATTTGGCTTTTATGGCCTCGGATTGATCCACATTATTGGTGGATACGCCCGTGCTGGAACTTCCTTGATACGTCAGCTTGTTGACGCTGGTACGCTCTCCAATCTCCCGGGAGGGCTAAAGTCTCGTGGACTACGTATCAAGGGGGACGATTCCCCTATCAATCCGGGTGAGTTTAAGGATGTGGACGTACCGTCAGGGTCTATCCGTGACAACATCATGCCACTGCCGTACAAAGAGCCTTCACAGACGCTCCTAGCGCTTCTAAATCAAATTACGACTGAGGGGCGGCGTCTGGGCGCTATTAGTGATATGGACATCTCTGACATGTCCGCCAACGCTCCTGTGGGCACAACACTAGCACTACTAGAGCGCACACTAAAACCTATGGCTGCGGTGCAAGCACGCGTACACTACGCGATGAAGCAAGAGTTTAAGCTACTCAAGGCCATCATGGCTGAGTATGCCCCTGAAGAGTACGCGTACATCCCATCCAGAGGCGAAGTAGGAGCCAAGCGGGCAGACTACCTGATGGTAGACGTGATACCCGTCAGTGACCCTAACAACTCGACTATGGCCCAACGGGTCGTACAGTACCAAACAGTGCTACAGATGTCAGCGCAGGCTCCACAGATATACGACCTGCCCCAGTTGCACCGCCAGATGATAGAAGTATTGGGCGTGAAGAACGCCGACAAACTCGTCCCGACTAAGGATGACGCAAAACCAGCCGATCCAATAAGCGAGAACATGGATGCCCTAGTTGGCAAACCTATGAAAGCGTTCATCTATCAGGATCAAGACGCTCACATCGCTACGCATATGTCGTTTATGCAAGACCCGATGGTGGCTCAGTTGATTGGTCAAAACCCACAGGCCAAACAGATTATGACTTCGCTACAAGCGCACATCGCAGAACACCTTGGGTTCTCTTATCGTCAGAAGATAGAAGAGAAACTAGGCGCACCGCTACCTGCCCCGAACGAAGAGATGTCAGAAGACATGGAAGTACAACTGTCACGTCTGGTTGCAGACGCAGGCAAGCAGTTACAGCAGTCTAATCAGCAGCAGGAAGCGCAGAAGAAAGCTCAAGAACAGCAAAAAGACCCGATCATGCAAATGAAGCAAGCTGAATTGCAGATCAAACAAGCTGAAGAGGAGCGCAAAGCAGCAAACGATCTGGCAGATCAGAAGATTAAACAGTTTGATATGCAGCTAAAAGAGCAGAAGATTTTGTTGGATGGCAATGTTGCCTCCGAACGCCTGAAGTTAGATGAGAAAGAACTCATGTTAACCGCGCAGAAGGACGGGTTAAAGATGGCGGGAGATAGGCGTGTATCCAACGCCAAACTTGACATGGATAGCCTAGAAGCTGACCGTGAAAAACCTGACCGCAACTCGGAAGGTAACCAGTAAATATGGCTAGAACCGTCTTTGACGTGCTAAAAACTAAACTCGAGGATGATAAATCCTCCGCAAAAGAATTTCTTGGAACAGGTGGAGCAAAAGACTTCTCTCAATACAAGGAAGTTGTTGGCTTAATTCGGGGTCTCGAAGCTGGCATTAACTACGTGGAAGACCTTGCGAAGAACTATATGGATAACGATGATGACTGACAAACCAGTTGAAATTAGCGATGACGACTTAGAACTACAACTACCTAGACCCGTAGGCTATCGCGTGTTGATAGCCTTACCACAACCCGAAGAAACTGTTTCAGGAACATCAATCTTGAAGACAGAGACTGCCAAAACTCAAGATCACATTATGTCTATCATAGGACTTGTTGTGGACATGGGTGACCAAGCGTATTCCGATGCAGAACGTTTCCCCACCGGAGCATGGTGTAAGGAAGGTGACTTTGTAATGTTTCGTATGAACTCAGGAACACGGTTCACCATTGGCGGGGTCGAGTATCGGCTTATGAACGACGACTCTATTGAGGCCGTTGTAGCTGATCCATCAGGCATTCAGAGGGCGTAGATATGGCATTTCAAAAAGTAGAATTTGAGTTTCCTGAATTAGAGGATAACAAATTAGAAATAGAGGACTCCGGTGCAGTTGAAGTTGATATCTCCGGTAAAAAGACTAAAAAGGATTTCGCAGAAGATGCGGCTAAGTCTGACGATGACAGTCGTGAGGTTGAGGTGGAGGTTGTTGATGATACGCCTAAAGCTGACCGTAATCGCAAAGCGTCTGAACCTCCAGAGGACGTCACAGATGATGAACTTGAGGATTACTCTGACAAGGTTCGTAAGCGTATCCAGCATTTTAGTAAGGGATACCATGACGAGCGCAGGGCTAAAGAAGAAGCCCACCGTCAGAGCCAAGAGCTTGAGCGCGTTACTCAACAGCTTATGGAAGAGAACAAAAAGCTAAAAGGTAACGTCAATAAGAACCAAGCTGCTTTATTAGATCAGGCTAAGAAAAACGCCGCTATTGAATCAGATAATGCTAAACGTGCGTACAAAGAAGCGTACGAGTCTGGTGACTCAGATGCAGTGTTGGATGCACAAGATAAGCTAACCAATGCTAAGTTAAAGTCCGAAAGACTAGCAAACTTCAAACTACCGTCTTTACAGGAAACAGAAACACCTGTACCAAAAGAAGTAGAACAAATCGCTCCGGCAGTACAAGTCGATGATCGGGCCGCAGATTGGCAAAAAGCTAATACGTGGTTTGGTCCTGACGATGAGATGACAAGTTTGGCGCTGGGGCTGCACAACAAACTTGTCAAACAGGGCGTAAGCCCGCAGAGTGATGAATACTACGAGTCGATTGACACTCGTATGCGTCAAGTATTCCCCGATAATTTCGAGGATGCTGAACCGAAGCGAAAGCAGACACAAGTGGTAGCGCCCGCAACGCGGAGTACAGCCCCACGGAAAGTGACGTTGACACGCACTCAGGTACAAATCGCTAAAAGGTTGGGTTTGACACCCGAACAATACGCCAAACAGGTTGCAATAGACATGAGGAAAGCAAATGGCTGAAAATCGCATAGACCGCGAATTAGACAAACGTGAAAAAACTGTACGTAAGAAGGCTTGGACGCGCCCGGAGACTCTACCTTCTCCAATTCCCCAAGACGGTTACGGATTTCGGTGGATTCGCGTTAGTAATCAAGGCCAGATAGACGCTACCAATGTCTCATCTAAATTACGCGAAGGTTGGGAGCCTGTAAGGGCAGCAGATCACCCAGAGATTGCTATGGTTACAGTAGAACAAGAACGGTTTGCTGACAACGTAGTGATAGGTGGCTTGATGCTTTGTAAAGCTCCACTGGAGATGGTTGAAGAACGCACTGACCATTTTCAACAACAGACGGACAGTCAAATGAACTCCGTTGATAACAACCTAATGCGTGAAAATGACCCTCGTATGCCGTTGTTTAATGATCGCAAGACCAAAGTAACCTTCGGCAAAGGAACTTAACTTTTTAGGAGCTTAAAATGGCTTATCCTACTATCTCGGCCCCCTATGGGCTAAAGCCTGTTGGCTTGGTCGGCGGGCATAATTATGTGGGTTCTACCCGCAAAATACCTATTGCTTCCAACTATGGAACAGGAATCTTCTACGGAGATGTTGTACAGTACACAAGTGACGGTACTATCATTATCTCCACCTTGCAGAACAATACTACAGCAGTTGCTGGCGTTATTGGTGTTTTTCTTGGATGTAGTTTTACTGACCCAAACTCGGGTCAAGTAGTATTCAGGCAAAATTACCCTGCAAGCACTGTAGCATCTGATATTGAAGCTATCGTTGTGGATGATCCCAACGTGATCTTTAAAGTTGTGAACGTTACGAACACAACTGCTAACGGCGCAACAACTGGACTCGCGCCTTTGGCGAAGTCTCGTGCCACTACAATCTCTTGTAACGCGGAGTTGGTGCTTAACACAGGACTGACTGCTACAGGTAATGGCCGTATGGGCGTGTTTATTAACAACGTCACATCTGTCTTACCATTCACTGTAATCGACGTAGTGCCAGACACGGTTGATAGTGCAGGCAATTTCACAGAGTTTCTCGTGAAGTTTACTGCTGGCTATCATCGCTATGACCACACCGTCGGCGTTTAAGGAGATTAACTAATGGCTATTTCACGCGCACAGCTACTTAAAGAGCTGCTCCCGGGCCTGAACGCATTGTTCGGCTTGGAATATGCAAAATACGGTGAAGAACATACCGAGATTTTTGAAACAGAATCCTCAGATAGAAGTTTTGAGGAAGAAGTTAAATTATCAGGTTTCTCAGCGGCACCTGTCAAGAACGAAGGCTCTGCCATCGAATATGACAATGCTCAAGAGGCGTTCACCGCACGCTACACACACGAAACAGTGGCAATGGGTTTCTCTATTACTGAGGAAGCTATTGAGGATAACCTGTATGACTCCTTGTCATCTCGTTATACTAAAGCACTGGCTCGTGCCATGGCGTACACTAAGCAAGTTAAGGCGGCTACAATTCTAAACAACGCCTTCTCTAGCGGCACCACTTACGGCGACGGCGTTGAGCTTTGCTCTACTGCTCACCCGCTGATTTCTGGTGGGTCAAACTCTAACGAACCAACAGTAGCTGCAGACTTGAATGAAACTTCCCTTGAGGCGGCTATCATTCAGATTGCAGGTTGGACTGACGAGCGCGGCCTGTTGATCGCTGCAAAACCTAAGAAACTTGTGATTCCACCGAACCTGCAATTCGTTGCAACTCGTTTGTTGGAAACAGAAGGTCGCGTAGGCACTGCAGACAACGATCTTAACGCTATCCGCAACAACGGCTCTGTTCCGGGCGGTTATACTGTCAATCACTATCTGACAGACACTGACGCTTGGTTCTTGATGACTGATGTTCCAAACGGTCTGAAGCACTTCACACGTAGCCCAATGGCTACTTCGATGGACGCTGACTTTGATACTGGCAACAGCCGCTACAAAGCTCGTGAGCGCTATTCGTTTGGTGTATCCGATCCTCTTGGAATCTTTGGTTCACCCGGAGCGTAAACAATTACTTTGCTGGGTTAGGATTCGCACTGCAAAGGCAAAGTTTGTTGAGATGGGGGCTACTGCGGTGGCCCCTTTCTTTTTATTTTATTTTGTGTATAATATGCACATTCCCTGACAGCCGCCTAATGTGGCTGACACTCGCCACGACAGGAGATTATCATGGCTAATACAACTTTTAACGGTGCCGTTCGCTCGAAAAACGGTTTTGAAGACATCACTGTTTCCGCAACAGGCGGTGAAACAGTCAATTCCACGTATGGTACAAACGCCTCTGTAGGTGGCGATCTTACGGTACTTGGGTCTATCTTGTCTGGTGGTGCGCACCCCACGCTGAACGGTCTAACTGTAACGGCTAAAGCCACTGGTGCTACAATTACTTATGTTGCTGGAATTAACGTCAACCCATTCACTGGCGGCGCACAGCAGATTACTACTCTGCCAGCAGCGACAGTAGGCGTTGTTGTTGTCCACGCTCAGTCCGTAGACACTACTGGCGGCACTGCTTTCTTGAGCTTTGATTGTGCGGGTAGTGATGCTTATGAAACAGGCAGCGTTATCGAAAGCCGTACCAGCAGTGCAGTTGTGTTTGATACGTCTACTGCGGGTGAAACTTTGTTGAAGTATACTCCTGCAAGCGCAACAACAAACTTGTTTAGCATTGGCTCGTACATCTACTTTACTTGCACAACAGCAGGTCTGTGGAATATCTCGTTTAACTTTCAGCCTCTTGGTGCGGGTACTACTGGTACGTTTGTTTTCGCAGCCTAATGTTTAATTTGGCGGGGTTAACGCCCCGCCTTCATTTATAGGAGATTAACATGGCTGATGCTGTAGCTACTCAAACAATAATCGACGGTGACAGGAATGTGGTTCAGAAGTTTACCAACGTGTCTGATGGTAGCGGTGAAGCTGCTGTCGTAAAAGTTGATGTAAGTGGGTTGGCCGCTAATTCACATGGAACAGCCTGTACGGGCGTTG